TGGAGAAGTTGTGGTCTTTAGGTCAGTCGACGGTAGGAGACGTCACTTTTGAATCGGCTGCATATGTCGCTCGTTACATCATGGATAAAGTAACCGGCGAATCTGCCGATGATCATTACGGGAATAGGTCTCCCGAATGGAATGCAATGTCATTAAAACCCGGCATTGGCAAGGGTTGGTTGAAAGCGTATGGTGCTGGCGTTTATCGTGATGATTTTTTGGTTTTAAACGGTAAACGGATGAAGCCCCCCAGGTATTACGATAAAATATATGACTTGACAAACCATTCAGTTTGTGAAAGTGTGAAGCAGAAGCGCAAAGATCGGGCGCGCAAGAGTCCCGATAATTCTTCCGAACGTTTGAAGGTTCGGGAGAAGGTTAAGAAGGCTCAACTAAGTAATTTAAAAAGGGGGTTGTGATGTTAAATTTGTACAGTGTTTATGACGAAAAAGCTCAGCATTTCGGATACATGTTTTTTCGTAAGACGCACGCCGAAGCGATTCGTTATTTTAGTGACGGTGCGCGTGATAAACAGACGATATTGGGTCAACATCCTGAAGATTTTGTTTTGTATCATCTTGGTACTGTTGATGAGCAGAATGGGTTTGTCGAAGGTGTTGATGTCGTTAATTTTTTAGCGCGTGGATCTGAATTTAAAACAAGTGAGGTGTTAAATGTCGATAGTGATAAGTCAGCGTCCTAACGGAACACGTTCCGTTGGTTTGAAGTGTGAGGGTGTGTCAAGGACTAAACCTGAACACTGGAAAGAATGTGATATTAATCGGATTATGAAAAAGGCCCGTAAAACGGGTTTTATCGGTGATCCGTTGAAAGTAAATCGTGGTCAGTATGGCGATTTTTCAAGTGGAATGGATTTTAGCGAGGTCATGCGTCGAGTGACGGCGGTTAAGCAGGATTTTTCTGCGTTGCCGTCTAATATTCGTATTGCTTTGAAGCATGATCCTGCGGAGTTTGTGGATGTTATTACGAATCCCGCAAGGGTTGAGGAGGCTAAGAAGTTAGGGTTATTGCCTCCGGCTGATGAGCCTTCAGCAGTTCCTTCCGGCGTGCCTCCGACCGGAGATCAGCCGGTGGTTTCTGGTGAGGGTGTTTTGACCCCTGGCACATGAGGTACTTGATGTTAAATGTGCCAGGTGACACCTAACATTCCTAACATTGGGGGGTAGAGATACCCCCCTTTGTAGAGGGAAAACGGAGGTTTTTATGTCGGTGATTGAGCGCGAGAAGATGTTAAGGCGTCTGGAAATGTGTAAAACGGAGCTTAAAAGAGCGAAGCAAGCGATCGGTTTTTGGAGTCATGAGTTGAAATTAGTGGTTGATGCGATAGCTGATGGTAATCAGTTCAATTTCGAAGAATATTTCAATGAAAGGGATAATAATCATGAGAGCAAATGAAGCGTTTCGTCATCCGAGTAATCAGGTGTCACGTTATGCTCAAGTTCCGCGCGCGGAGATTGAGCGAAGTAAATTTGATCTAACGCATACGCATAAGGGTACGATTGCGGATGCAGGGCTGCTTCAGCCATTTGATTTATATGAGATTTTGCCAGGTGATACATTTGTGATTGATCCGACAATTTTTTGTCGGTTGAGTACTCAGTTAGTTCCGATCATGGATAATCTTTATCTTGATACTTTTTACTTTTTTGTTCCGAATCGTTTAGTTTGGGACAATTGGGAAAAGTTCATGGGTGCTCGGACGGATCCGGATGATTCAATCGATTATACAATTCCGCAAGTGGAATCGGATACAGATGGATGGGCGGTCGGTTCGTTAGGTGATTGTTTCGGTTTACCGATATTAGTTCCTACGGGCGATACGATGTTGTGTAATGCATTACCGTTTCGTGGTTATCAGTTAATTTGGAATGAATGGTTTAGAGATCAGAATATTTCTGATTCAAAAACGGTCAGTAAAGCAGATGCTACTGATAGTTTTTCGGTTTATAGTGTCTGGAGACGTGGTAAACGTCACGATTATTTTACGTCTTGTTTGCCTTGGCCCCAAAAAGGCGATGCGGTTGATTTGCCGTTAGGCGAATCGGCGCCGGTTTTGGGTATCGGTAAAGTGAATCAGACGTTTGATGAGACTGGTCAAACGGCGTATGAGACAGATGGTGTTGCAGCGACGACATACGCGAATAGTTCGATTATTGATAATAGCGGGAATAATGTATTTCGAGTTGAGAAGTCAACGAGAGATGGATATACGGGATATCCCGCGATATATGCTGATCTTGAAAACGCAACGGCTGCGACGATTAATTCGTTGCGTCAGGCGTTTCAGATTCAGAGGATGTTAGAGCGTGATGCTCGTGGTGGTACTCGTTATGTCGAAATGCTGCGTAGTCATTTCGGAGTTGTGAGTCCGGATTATCGTTTGCAGCGTCCTGAGTTTCTTGGTGGGCACAGTGTGCCCTTTAATCAGCAGACGGTAGCGCAGACAACTTATGTTGCTAGTGAAACTTTATTAAATGCAAAAGGTTCATTAGCTGCTAATGGTGTGTTTGTGTCTCGCGGTGGAAGGATTGTTAAATCTTTTACCGAGCATGGATACGTTATTGGTTTGATAAATGTTCGTGCTGATATTACGTATCAGCAGGGACTGGATAAGCATTGGTGGCGTTCAACGCGGTATGATTATTATTTTCCCGCGTTTGCTCATCTTGGGGAGCAGGCAGTTCGTACCGGTGAGATTTATTATACCGGTGTGGGTGATGATACCGTTGATCCTCCTACTGGGGATCAAGCGATATTCGGTTATCAGGAACGCTTTGCCGAGTATCGGCAGATTCGTAGTCAGATTACTGGTATTTTGCGTTCACAGAACGCAATACCGTTGGATTATTGGCATTTAGCGCAGAATTTTATTTCTGCACCTGCGTTGGATGATGATTTTATTTTAGATCAGCCTCCAATTACGCGTGTAACGGCTGTGACTACGGGTGTTGAGAATCCTGCGTTTATCTTTGATGCCTATATTAAGGCTACGGCTGTAAGGCCTATGCCTGTGTATGGTGTTCCGGGAATGTTAGACCACTTTTAAGTGGTCTTTATTTGCGTTTAAACGCTATTACAGCTACGATCTTTGAAAGTTGAGGTGTTGATATGTCTTGGGTAGATATCTTGGATATGGTCGCTCAATTGTTAACTGGTTTTCTCGTTTATTGGAGGACGAGAAGAAAGGAATTTTAGCTATGTGGAGTGAGATATTTACAGGTGGAGCGAGTACTGCCTTTAGTGCGTACAATGCGTCAAAGGCTGAGGCAGCGCAGCGTAAAGCGAATGAAGATGCGATGGCATTTAATGCTAGGGAAGCTGAGAAGCAGCGAATGTGGGAACAGAATATGTATAGTTCCCGTTATCAGCTTGCTCGTAAGGATTTGGAAGCAGCGGGATATAATCCGTTGCTTGCGTTAGGTGGTCAGCCGACTGTGTCTGGTGCAGCTGCTCACGCCGAGCTCAAAAGCGAATGGGATACAGCTTCGGGCGTTGTAGAGCGCGCCGGTACTTCGGCTGCTCAAGTTGCTAGGTCTATGGCGGAGATTGCGACTGTAAGAGCGCAAGCTAATTTGACCCGTCAGGAGTCAGAGCACGTTAAACAGCAGACTAGGATTGCTCGTATAGAAGCAGATCAATTAAGTACGCCTGCTGGTCAGGTGATGCGTTGGGTACAACGCGCAATGCAATCTGGAGGTAGTCAGGTTGTTAATGCTGTTGGTGGTGCTGTTGTTGCAAAGCGAGTTTGGCAAGCTTTGCAGAATGAGAGATATCGTAGTCGTTGGTAATTTGTTGAAAGGAGGTGACTTATGGATGTAAGTCGAGCTTCTCGTCCTAAGAGGCGAGGTCGTGTATCTCGTCGGAAATCTCGTCGTTTATTTAGTCGTACGGCGGGTAATCGCCGTTCTGAGAATGTGATTATCAATCCGATGCGTGGAGGCATTAGACTGTAATGCCTTGTTATCATCCGGTTGATGCCGTTAGGTCTGTGCGGGTTTGCCATGTAAAAAGTGGCAAGCCCGTTTTGTTTTTTGGAAAATCGATAAAGAAGTATATGGGCTTGTGGAAAACAAGGCCTGATTGGTATAAGCCTGAGGAGTTAAAAGTTCCGTGCGGTCGTTGTGTTGGCTGCCGGCTCGAGCGTTCCCGCCAATGGGCGGTGCGTTGTGTACATGAATCTAGTTTATATGATGATAATTGTTTTATTACTTTGACTTATAGTGATGTTAATCTGCCTAAGTTTGGTAGTATAGTAAAGTCTGATTTTCAGAATTTTATGAAACGTCTCCGGAAAGTAGTTTCTTCCGGTGACGTTGGACAAGCGGAGCGCGTCAGGTATTTCGCGTGTGGCGAATATGGCGAAGAGCTTGGTCGACCGCATTATCATGCTTGTATATTTGGATTTGATTTTCCTGACAAGAAATTTTGGTCTTGTCGTGATGGCGTACGGTTATACCGTTCGCCGTTGTTGGAGAGGTTGTGGCCTTTAGGTCAGTCGACGGTAGGAGACGTCACTTTTGAATCGGCTGCATATGTCGCTCGTTACATCATGGATAAAGTAAACGGCGAATCTGCCGATGATCATTACGG